ATAGACTTTTAGAAGAGCTTGCGAACAAGAAAAAGGAGTTACAGGATACTGGAAAGATGTGACTGCTGCGGCGCATATCTGGAAGACGGCGGTTTGGCTTGTGAGGAGTGCCTGAAAGATATGAAACACAGAATTAACCATAGAAATCAGAGAAATGAAAATAGAGTACAAGAGTCGGAGGTAGTTTATGAATCTGTATGAGATTGATGCCCGCATCATGGAAGCGTTTGAGGCGGCGGTCGATGAAGAGACGGGGGAGATTGTAAATGAAGAGGCTTATGCGGCGCTGGATGCGCTGCAGGAAGCCAGAGACGAGAAGATCGAGAACGTCCTGCTCTGGATCAAGGATCTGAAAAGTGATGCGGAGCAGCTCAAAAATGAACAGCAGGTGCTTGAAGCGCGGCGGAAGGAAGCGGAGAGAAAGGCTGAATCTCTTCGGGAGTATGTCAAGCGGGCGTTGGATGGCGAGAAGTTCAAGACAAGTAAGGTGGCGGTATCATACCGCGCCAGCAAGGCGATTGAATACGTTGGGGATATCAATGCACTTCCGGAAGCGTTCATCCGGCGCAAGGATCCAGAGCTGAATAAGACAGCACTGAAAGAGGCGCTGGACAATGGCGCTGAAATTCCTGGAGTATCGATTGTAACCCGTAGCAACATGATCATTAGATAGGTGGCAGAGATATGGGAGAGACAAAAAAAAATATCTTCCAGACGATAGCGGCCGTCATGGAAGATGTGGGAGTGGTCGGGAAAGATTCGTTAAATGAGCAGCAGAAATTCAAGTATCGCGGCATTGACGCAGTCATGAATGCGCTGAATCCGGCATTTATTAAGCATCATTTGTTTGTTGTCCCGGAGGTTATGGATCAGACGCGGGAGGAACGCAGGACTGCAAAGGGTGGGATGCTTTTATATTCGGTCTGCCGTATGAAATATACATTCTACGCAGAGGACGGCAGCCACATTGAGGCGGTGGTAGTTGGCGAAGGGATGGATAGCGGCGACAAAGCAACCAATAAAGCGATGTCGGTTGCATTCAAATATGCCTGCTTCCAGGTGTTTTGCATTCCAACCGAGGAAATGAAGGATCCGGATGCGGAGACGCCGCCAGCTTCCGAGAAAGCCCCAGAGCTGGCAACCGAAGCGATGAGGAATGTATTCCTGAAAGAGTGCGACAGAATCGGAAAGAGTCCGAAATGCATTTTGAAAGCAATTGGCGTAGATTCGTTGGAACACCTGACGGTGGAACGATTCCAGAGCGCGATGAAGAGTTTTAAGAACACGCCGGATAAATCCAAAGGGAAAGTAGATCCAGCCACGGTGCCGCCGGAGGATGAAACGAGCGGTCTTCCGTTCAATTAGCCTATGGAGAGTAAGGGAACTTTAAAAGATGTGTCGATGGACTGGAAAACCGGTCGGATGCGGCTGACGTTTGAGCTGGAATCGGATGTGTCATCGTCGATTGACAAGATGAAGGACAAGCCCCTGCGGATCATTGCAAAGCAATGGCGGGAGAAGCGGAGCCTGGACGCGAATGCGTATTACTGGGTGCTTCTCTCGCGTCTGGCAGAGGTGGCGGGCATATCTAAGCCGCGGGCGCACAATCTCATGCTTCGGAGGTACGGTCAGAATCTTATGATTGCCGGTCAGATGGCGTATCTGGTTGTGCCGGACACGACAGAAGCAGAAGAGACAGCGCTGGAGGCGGAAACCTTCCATATCCGTCCAACCTCGCAGGTTAAGCAGGGTAAGGACGGGAAAGCATACCGTACATATACGGTGCTTGCTGGATCCAGTACCTACGATACAAAGGAAATGAGCGAGTTGATAAACGGGCTGGTAGCGGAATGTAAGGAGCAGGGGATTGAAACCCTGCCGCCGGAGGAGTTGGCTCGGATGATGGCAGAATATGAAGAAAACCACAGGAAGAAAGAAACTGTATAGCGTACTGACGGATGATTTAAAACATTGTATCATTACCGGCAGCCAGGAGGTGGCAATCCATCATGTATTTAATGGAGCCAACCGGAGCAGATCGGAGGCATATGGCTTTATCGTTCCGCTCCGCCCGGACTGGCATAACATGACGCCGTACAGTGTCCATATGAACCAAGAGTTCGATGAGAGTCTGAAACGTCAGGCACAGGAGTATTATGAGGCTCACATCGGCAGCAGACAGCAGTTTATTGCCGAGTTTGGCAAGAGTTATTTATAACGGTACAACAGCCGCAGGGCTTGTACATAGCAACCCGTAGACAGCATCCTGGCACGCCTTACCGTGTTATATATTACCGAACCTTTAAAGGATGCCATTGGTTTATCGGGAGGGAGACCGACCCTCCCGCTCCGGGAGGAGGAAGAGATTTGTCGGACAAGAAATTGACAGAAATGGAAATATTTACCAGTGCTTTATACAATGCGCTGGGTGTAGGACATAAGAACGCGCAGACCCGCAGGGAGCTGTGCAAGCGGCTTGGATGCAGCGATCGGATGCTCCGCAAGGGAATAGAGATTCTGCGGCTTGATTATGCGATTCTGACCCGTGACGATGGCAAGGGCTATTACCTGCCGGAGACAACGGATGCGGGGCGGGCAGATGCCAAGCGCTGGTCTAAGCGGCAAGATCGCCGCGTGCAGGCAATCCGCGCAGCACAGGCGGGAGCACTTAAATTTGCGACGGGATGGAAAGAGCCGAAGGGCATATATGGACAGATTAGTATGTTCAGGGACGGAGGACAGGATGGGGAAGATGCAGAGAGAGAAAGGAAAGCGCGGCGAGCGTGAACTTGCGGGCATCCTGTGGGACTACGGATACAACTGCCGCCGGGGTCAGCAGTATTGCGGGACTTCCGGCGATGCGGATGTGATCGGGCTTCCAGATATACATATTGAAGTTAAGCGAGTGGAAGACCTTAGACTTCGGAAAGCGCTGCAACAGTCCTCCAGGGACGCCAGGGCGGGCGAGATTCCGGTGGTAATGCACCGGCGCAACTATGAGCCGTGGCGGGTGTCCATGTACCTGCAGAACTTCCAGCGGATGTATTCGGACGATATTTTCGACGAACTGAAAGCACGGATCCGCGGTGGAATCATTACTCTGCTGTTGGATACATGGATCTGCTATTACCGGGACTGGCAGGCGGGAAAGGAGATGGGCTTGGATGAGTGATAAGAAGTCTTTTGTCATGTATGAGAGCTGGGGCGCTGCCATCGAAAAGATGAGCAACGAGCAGGCGGGCGAACTCATCAAGGCGATCTATGCCTACCAGAAAGACCCGGATGCTGTTCCGGAGGATGTGGCGCTGGCGTTTGTGTTCGAGCTTATTAAACAGCAGCTGGATGCGGACAGCCAGCGCTACAAAGAAGCGTGTGCTGCCAGATCGGAAGCAGGAAAGAAAGGCGGAAGACCGAAAGCAAATGCTTCTGATAAAAAGCAAATGGTTTCGGAGGAAAGCAAAAAAAGCAAATGCTTTTCTGAAAAAGCAAAAAAAGCTGATAATGATAATGAGTATGATAATGATTTAAAAGAAAACACCATAGATGGTGTTAAAGAAAAGCGCTTCGCGCCGCCCACCCTGGAGAATGTGAGTGAATATTGCCGGGAAATGGGTTATACGAACGTGGATGCAGCACGCTTTATTGACTTTTACACCAGTAACGGCTGGATGGTCGGTAAGAATCGCATGAAGGACTGGAAAGCAGCGGTTAGAAATTGGGACAGGAGAGAAAAGAATCCGCAGAGGCAGGATGGGGCCGCCGAAGTTGCCAAGAAGAACCGCTTTCACAACCTGGAAGAACATGGTTACGACTACGATGCGATGGTGTGGGGGATGGTGGGTGCAGCGTCACAGGATGGGGCTGGAAGCGCTGTGGAACCTGGTACGGGATGAAGGGAGTTAGAGGACGATGAAAAGCATGGATGAACGCCGGGCAGCTATCAAGAAGCAGCTTCGGGGCGGTAAAAGAAATACCCTTCGGCAGCTTTCGGAGGCGATCGGCGAGGAACTGGAGAGAACCAGAGCTGCGGTGAAGAAAATGTGTGCTCTGGGCGAACTGATTCAGGAGGGTGACGGTGCGCGCGGTCAGAAAGCGGTTTACCTGCTGACGCGTGTAGGCAAGGAGGAAAACGACGAGGAACTGGACAAGCCAGATGATCGCCGGATGGTAGACGGCATCTGGCCGGATGAACTGGAAAAGACCAGGAACCGCGTGCAAGTCGAGGATACGCTCAAAGTAATGCTGCTTGCCGACACACGTACCAAAGGCGAGGTGCGGACCGTGCGCCGGACGGTTCGGGTAATCAGCAAGCATAGGTATCTAGTTCGGACATCCGACGGAAGCAGCAGTACATACGCGGAATTGGCGATGTATTACCGCGGGAAGATTCTGGATCGGCGGTAGAAATGTCGGTGTAGGCGGAAAGGAGAAGGAGAAGTGCATGAGAACGCGTTATAAGACTTATGCGGATTATGGAATGTTGAAAAGCGATGAGGAGAAGACCCGGGAGCGCTGCCTGAAAGCATCTGCGGAGGAAAGGCTTATTATTCTCCAGTGTGCGATCTCTGCGGCTCCGGGACTGGAAATAGCGATATACGATTCGATTACCGGCGGCGTCGGATACCGGACGCTTCTGCGGATGGGGCGGCAGATACCGGCGGGCGAGGACGATTTCTACGCGTATCGCCGCAAAACGATGGCAGAGATAAGCAGATATATGAGGCTGCTGGGAAGGTGGAAGGAATGATGAAGATAAAGCTCACACCAAGAAAACCGGACGAAGTCGGCGGTTATCTTATGATGCCGCTAGTGGCAAACGTGCCAAATGGGCGCAAAGGCTGGAAGATAGTTAAGTGCCCGGAATGCGGGGCGGCGTGCTGGTATAGACCGGATCAGGAGAAGGCAAGGGCGATAGCAGTATGCACGATGTGCGCCCTGAAACATGGATTTGGGAGGTAA